CGATACCATTATGCACGATAGCAAACTTCCTACCATCAGAGGGAACTGCTGCCCACATACCATCTTTAGACACCCAACCAGTTGGTTGATCTGGTTTTGGGTCTAGTAATGTGGGGAATGTAGTAGGATAGAATGATTGATAATTAGAGTTTCGCATTTACGCTTACAATTCTCGCATTAGGATTTCTAGCAAGAGCAACTCTTCTTGCTTCCTCGTAATCGACAGCATATACTTGCTCGGTAAATACCTTACCTGCAACATACAACTGGACTTCGCATTTCATAGTAATACCTTAACTATCTTTATTATATAATGTCTAGGATGTTTATGGTGGGTTCTTGTGACACTTTATTAACTGGTTGATAATCTTGTATTCTCTTCTGAATTAAGTTACCATAGTCTTTGTTGAGTTCACACCCAATATAATAACGATTAAGTGATTTTGCTACTGCTGCTGTAGTACCTGCACCCATGAATGGGTCGAGTATTATATCTCCTTCCTCACTCCCTGCAAGTATGCAAGGTTCAATCAAGTCAGGTGGATATGTTGCAAAATGTGCTTCCTTATATGGTTTAACTGTTACTGACCAGACAGATCGTTTATTTTTTGTTGGATATGATTTTGTAAGTCCGCTATGCGGTTGGAGTCCTGTTCCTTCGTTGTGATATTTTCCGTTTGTTCTGTCTCTTGTTCCCCAATCTTTTGCGGGTTCTTTGATTGCTTCATTATCGTAGTGATATTTTCTATTTTTACTAAACAAAAATATATATTCGTGTGACTTCGTACACCTATCTCTGACACTTTCTGGCATTGGATTTGGTTTATGCCATATTATATCTTGTCGTAGATACCATCCATCATTTCTCATTGCAAAGGCAAAGAGCCAAGGTATTCCGATTAAATCTTTTTCTTTTAATCCATCTAATTTATTACCTCTTTTGTTACATTCATCTGGTAAGTCTTGTTTTGTTTTAGATACAGATTGTTTTGGATATGATTGACCTTTTCCTGGTCGATAGTTGTAATAACTATCTCCTAAGTTTACCCACAAAGTTCCATCGTCAGTTAGAACATCCCTGACACTACGAAATACATTTACAAGACTTTCAATATATTCTTCGGGTGTTTCTTCAAGTCCTATCTGACTATCTTGTCTGATAGCACCACATTTAGGGCAAACAGTTTTGTATATTGCATCCCCTACTCCATACATTTCATCGTGATTTTTATGTCCTGTGTTGCAATTCTCAGGTTTAACTTTACTGTCTCTCCTATGATTACAATCAGGGTCGCCACCTATCCAAGTAGCAGTTCCATAATCCCTCAATCCGTAGTATGGTGGGGATGTCACACAAGTTCTTGCACTATTAGGTGCAAATTCTTTTAATGTGTCTTGACAATTTCCAAATAAAATTGTATCTTTCATCGTTTTAAAAATTCATTCAAAATCCAAGAACTACTGTTCATTTTGTCATCGCCACCAACACCCCACTCAAAGATAACTCTATCATTCTGTTGGAATTTAAGATACTCTGGCACGTTGGTATTAACTCTGTCTCCTCCATTACAGTATATCACTTTATCATACATTTGTAAACACTTGAATATTGCCATATTTGATGAGTTGTCTGTATCATCGTAAGTAATAGTTAAATCTACTGGTTTAAGTTCTTTGACGATTGCTCTTCTCTCCTTCATCGGAAGAAAAAACTTACCTTTCTTACGAATTAACCAATCATCAGAATTCAATCCCACACATAATGGTGTCTGTGGATATAATTCTTTTGCATTTTTAAAGTATGAAATATGACCGCTATGTATGGGGTCAAATCCACCTGTGACTAATACTATTGAACTCATAATGGTTGTCCTTCAATTACATCAATATTAAATGATAATGTTTGCCTAACCTCATCATTTCTATGTGGCGATACTCCATGTAACATATGTCCTGGAAAAATGATTATATCTCCTTTATTTACTTTTGGATACCATATATCATCCATTTGATACAATTCTTTCATAAAATATGGACTAAAGGATTTTTGCCTATCCATGAAGTAAAATTTAGCAAAATCAATCCCTTCATTTATAAACACAACAGCACCAAAAATATGTTCGGCATGGTCATGTATTTCCTGATATTGTCCTTTCTTATATGAATTTAACCAAGGCTCCCAAATTTTTGCTTTTATCTTTAAACGAATTCCCTCTGCAAACGCTTGAAGATTATCTGAAATTAATGGATATATATTTGAATCTCTAACAGGTGTTCTATCCATATCGCAATTATATCCCCAATTAAAAGCATCATTATCTATATCATCCTCAGTAAGAGAATTGACAATATCCTCTATCTCTTTAAAATGAAGACAGGGTGCATGATAATAATAATTGTTAAGAAATAAAAAATTAATTTTATAAAATGGTATTTTATTCATCGTGTAATAATTGTTGTAGCTGCCTGTCCTTTGTTGAAGATAGTATCGACTACTGCTTCAACCTTTCTTGCGGTAGTAATACCAACATTAGAGTAAACTGGTACGCATACAAGACCAAATACTTTGTCTGCATCGCCCTTACGAATGACCCTACCAATTGTCTGACTAATACCTATGTAGTCCATCGAACGCATAAACAATACTGCTTCAAGACCATTGACATTGATACCTTCTGAGAGTATGCTGTGATGCAATACAACAAACTTCTTTCCATTTCTACCCCACTCATTAAGTGTATTGAAGAAAGTCTCTCTATCGACCTTCTCTCCATCAATCATCGCACCTGTCTTTGCTGTGATGAACATATAAGAGTAACCACGAATCGCAAGTTGCTGTACGAAATCTGTCTGAGAAACAAGTGCAACAATCTGTCTGGTTGACTTGGCACATATTAATACTTTGTCCTTATCAAGATTGTCAATCGCACCAATCATTTGCTCATTGTCTCTATCAGCAACTAACTCATCTTTCTTGAGTATTCTTGAACGATACACTTTGACTTTAGGTGGTAGAATGTATCCTTGCTTGACTAACTTTGGTGCAGGTACTTGACATATCACACCACCATACACCTCTGTCCAGTTCATCCCTGCCTTGACAGGAGAACGACTATGCTTTGGTGTTGCTGTAAAGAAATAGCATCTACCTGCATACTGTGAGAAGTAATCAGTAGCAGGGAAAAAGTTTTTCTGTACTGAGTTGTGTGCTTCATCAAAGTAGATAGTATCAACGTTGATACCACTTTCTTCAATTTTGTGTAATGAATGATATGTTGTAAATATAATAGTTCTACTGAAGAAATTTACTAAGTTCTGCTCAACAAATCCCTGTATCTCAAGTGGATTAGTGGTGCTGAACATACCTTTGATTTTACCACTATGAACGTGCATCACATCTACATCATTGTATTTCTTATCAATGATTTCCATAAACTCTTTACATAGTTGCTCTGCAAGTAGTATGCGTGGTGCAACGACTACAACTGTACCATAATCTTCCAACTGCTTTACAGCATCCATAATCATACAGATGGTCTTACCACCACCAGTAGGAACAATGACTTGTCCTTTGTCATTGTCTAACATTGATTGTATTGCTTGCTCTTGATGTGGTCTTAGTTGCATTAGTTTTCTTTAGATATTACTAGTATAGTAGAGATTCAAGTGTATTGGGGTTTGATTGTGATAGTTCCTTAATTGTCATAGGTAGGTTTTTCCATATTGTTTTTTCTATTATATCAAACCTTAAATTAAATGCTCCATTAGTTGATGGAAATGCAACTTCCGACCAATTAATTTCATTCATAATATCTTGAATATTATTCTGATGATTGATTGCAACTATACCATATCCTCTTCGATGTGGTAACTCTTCAAAGTCATCATATATTTTCATACAATCCTCTCCAAAGCAAGTTGATGGTAAGTAATAATCACAAGAATATAAATGTTTTTTATTTCTTGTGCTACCAGAAGTTCCACCGTCTGACAATGAATATATTTTAATTAAGTTTGATAAATCAATCTTTTCTTCATAAATTTGATGATGCTTAGACCATATCTGAAATACAACATTAACGTCA